TTCTTTAATTCTTTGCTCTCGTTGGAACTCTCGCTTATAGATAATTTCATGCCTGTAGAACTTTTCATTGTTTTTCTCGACCTCCTGTGCCTTGAACACTAGTTGCGGGCGAATAGCATCCAAGTGCGTTGACGGGATGGATACTCTAATTTTACGCACGGGTTTTTCTAGTAGCTTGCAGTACCAGAATAATCTATTGGGGGTGGGGTGCAGTGCCTGAACCCGAACGAACTTGGGCTCAATGATTGCATCATCCTTCTCCTTGAAGTGCTCAGCTATCTTAGCTACACCGCTCTCCGTGAGTTCCTTGGTCTTCTCGCAGTAGTCCTCTGCATTGCAGAGCTTTTTGCGTAGTACGCCAATCTTGGGTGCTGTTACCCCGTATATTTCAGCTAATTTCTTTTGTTTCATTAGTATCCTCCTGTTGTTCTGGTCTGCTCAAAGTCAGTGTCCGTGTAGTGAATTGGGCCATCTCCAGCATTTGCCATTCGCAAATAGCGGATTAAATCAAAGAAATCCTTTAGTGCCTCGTCTGATTTACCCTGTGCATTGTAGTTAATTAGGCTATCAATTAGATTCTCACAGGACTCGTGAATAAAGCACTTGGGCATATTTGCGGGATCCAGCTCGTAGTTTGGGTTATATGAGAACCATTCATCCAGTGCCTGTATTCCAATTATTTCGTTTCTACCATCGGAGGGAACAAAGTGGAAGTCAAATTCCGCAAAGGATGCAAAGAGATCCAAGTTGTTTTCATTCTCCCTAGCAAAGTATCTTGAGTCCCCGATGCGTTCAAATACTTCAATACCCATCTCTTCCTCTATCTCTTCAAAGAGAGCACAATACCCCTGCACATCATAACCTATCTTCTTGGCTGCTGGACCATACTTCCACCTTTCACCGAACAATGCCCATTCTCCGTAGCTAGCTCGGTCTGGCCACTCCCTCATTATGTATACTTCCCCGAACTCATTTACCGCTGCCCAGATAGCAGAGAAATTTCTGGCTCCCGCGGGGTCAACTACTTGGTAGCAGGTGTACTCCGACGTATCGGAAATGTCGGGGAACGTCATCCCGTTGGCGTTCTCTTCATTACCTAGCACCTGTACGTCCGTTGAGAATAGGGGCAGTAGGGATGTAATGCTCTTTACTGGAATACCGTAGGCACGTACACGAATCTCTTCGTCTGGTCGTCCTAGTAGGTCCTTCTTGATTCGCTCGTATCCCCCAAAGGGGTTTTCGTCGGAGTGCAAGTACACGATGCTTGCGTCCCTCATCGGGGAGTATTGAACCACGGGTACTTCTTCATTATCCAAGAGCTCCGCGGGGCGTGTAGCTAGTGTCCTGCAATTCTTTAGGTAGTCCGCAATGAAGGGCGTATATCCGTCAATGGGGGTAAATCCAAGTAGCATCTTGGAGTTAAGTGTAGCCAATCGGAAGCGTAGGGTATTAACTAGAGCCGCATCACCCAGATATTCGTCAAGCCAACTGCCGATATTCAACTCTGGATTTCCCTTGAATCCAAACTGGAAGCCCTCTAGGATAGTCTGGTTGTTGCTGAACTGCGTGTACGTCTTGAAGTCCACACGAGTCCTAGTATCTGGAAAGATGAAGGAGGATGCAGTAAAGCCATTCTGCATAGAGAAGTTAATGTAGCCCTCAATGCTCTTGGTCTTCTTCTTGAACTCCTTGGGCATCATATCCCACACTGCCGCTTGCTGCACCTTAATAGATGTATCTGCATTCTGTGAGAAGCACACAACATGACCGTCATTGTTCTTTGTCACGGCCTCCATTACTAGCTTGGCACACCCCGTGGTTTTACCACTGCGATTTCCACCCAATGCCAGCACTTCATTGTAATCCCGTACACCGTCCCGAATCCTTGCCCAGCCATCTAAGTCAAATCCGTGCCTAAGTGGATCCTCCTGTGATGCCCGTATAAGGCCCTCACGTGCTCTGTGAAGCTCTTCAAGGACACTGGGGTCACTCTGCCCTAGGATGAGTATCTCCTCGTCTGTAGGGGCCTCTATGAGGGGGTGCGGTGTAAATACTAATTCCATTAGTGCTCATCTACCTCAATTACATCCGCTTGCTTTAGCTCCTGTATGCGATCCCTAGCGGCACTCAGGGTATCGTTGAAGTCATCCATTGTATACACCTGCTTCACATCCAGCACATGGGATGCCTCGCCTCTGGCTGTCATTGCTTGCCTCTGGGAGTTTGCTTTAGCAATTGAGATTTCCTTTAGGTCCTTGAACTCTGGCTCGTACCCATTGTCGAGCTTTACTCTTAGGCCATCAATGACATCCTCCTCTAGGGACTCTAGGTTGACGTAACTCCTAGCGGAAAGCTGTCCCCCTAGCTCCCTAAAGGAGTTTGTGTGATCCGAGTAATCCACTAGCACCTGCACAATAGTGCTCCTAGAGATACCGTGCTTGCGGATCATATTCGTCTGCGAGCAACCCAGTGCGTGTAGATACAATATCTTAGCTACCTTCTCTGGATTATGCCTAGACAGACTCTTGGTCTTATGCACTTCCTTGTCCCTCTGTATCTCTACGATAGCATTGGAGATGCTTTGCATAAGTGCGTCTTTCTCTTTGTTATTATCCATACCCTATTTCATTTTTGCAACAGGACCCTCTGGACCCTATTGCATTTTTGCAATAACCCATTGCAAATTTGCAACACCTATACCAGTATACATACAATATACAAATAAAGAGGGGGCTCTGGGAAGTTATCACTTCCCTATGGAGTCCAATGTTACTCTGGGTGTCAAGTTGAATGCGGTATGAGCTTTGGAATTTTTTGTGGGGTGTCTTATATATATATAATAAAAAAGAAAAAAGAAAAATCAGACCCCCTCCTCCCTTATTGCTGTGGCACTGGGCAATGCCTACCATACCAGCACTGCATAGCGCACCATGGGATTACGTAAGTCGTTGTATACCAATACTATGGACACCTTGGTGCTACGTAGCTAGCTACAAATGCTACGTGATTAGACTGAGAGAAGCGTGCTTGGTCGCTACATGAGTGGAATATATTGGTAGCAGTGTGGAAATGTATCACAGCACACCATCCACTATCTACCTAGCTATCTACCTAGCTATCTACCTGTCTTTATGGTGTTAATTTGGGGTCAATATAACTGTCACTTTAACTACGCATCCGCTCTATCCCAGTGCCAGTGCGGTATGGATGGGCATGAAAAAAAGTGAAAATAAAGATCGCCATACCTAGCTACAGCTGATTGAATGCAGTCTGTTCTTTAGTTAGGTTGTCATTACGGTGACAATCGAGGGTGGCTCACGCCACTCTGATTCATAGGAAATCGCAACTCCTACCCAAGCTCATTGAGTGATCGGAAAAGCGAAAATCCCACTTTGACCATTGAGAAATGCGAGTGCCGATTGAGAAGTGCAGAGTTGAGAAGCGGATGTCTAGCAGAGTATGCCATGACCACATCCAGCCAAGACCAGCAAAGCACGGAGGATGGTGTTGGAATCCATCGACAAATAGTGAAACGCATTTCGGAGATGCGTAATCAGTAGGGTGGCTCCACTGGTCTGATGATCTAGCCAACTAACAAAAATACCAATAGATAACGATATGAAATTCTTATACTCAGCACAACGACAAGGTGAAAGTGGTAATGTATTCTCAATCTGGTTCCACTCAGTGGAAGATGCACTGCTCATGCAGAAGACAATGAGAAAACACTTCAAATGCCCAGTCTCATGCACTTGGTCTATCGATGGAGAAACATACAAAAATGATTAACAGGTCGAAACGCACTGAGTGCGTCTGGCAGTATCTCTGTCACTGATGAGACCATCAGCAACTAACAAAAATACCAATAGATAACGATATGAATAACAATACGAAACTACGCCAATACCTAACAAGCAACAACGCATCCAGCACACTGGGCATAACTGGTCGCCAGATAGCAGATGCTTCCCAAGCACAACTCAAACAGTGGGTCACTGATTTGGGTGGTGATCCTGTGGCTGTCATGGGTGATAGCACACCAGCACCAGCACCAGCATCGACATCAGCATCGACAGAAGCAGAAGTAAAATGGCGTGCATTGCAGGATATACTTGGTGGTGGATCGTCGCCCGTAGACATGGACAAAGTCCGCGATGCAGTGCAGGATGCAATTGCTAACGATGTGTCGCCAAGTCTAGAAAAAATGCAGAATCAAGTGGATGCTCTGGCTCCACTAGCTGACACACTGGACAAGATTGCGGACGCAATGAAGGGTGGGACATCCAGCAGACTACCATTGGCTGTGGCTGTGGCATCTGGCAATAATCCCATACTGGAATTGATCCAGCCATATTACGATAGTGGATCAGCGAATCCAACCAAGGTGTGCATCTCAGCACCACCCAGCTATGGTAAAAGCTACAGCATCTCACTGCTGGGGCAATCATACGATCATTGCATCACACATGGATGCTCTGATGACATGGACGAATGGCATGAGATCATTGGTGGTGCGACACCCAGAGAAGATGGCAATGGTTTCATCGTATCAGATGGCAAGCTAGCTAACGCTGTACGATTAGCCAGCAAAGGTGAGAGCGTGCTATTCTTCTTGGATGAAGTCTTTCGCCTATCGCCCAAGGTCATGGAAAAGATGCTGGATTTCCTAGCACCACAGCCAGATGCGGATGGCATCAAACGCTATAAGCTAACGACCAAGCACAATGACAAAGGTGTGCTTGAAACTCTGACCTGTGATATGGACAATCTGCATATCATTTGTGCAACTAACCTATGCGAAGTGATTCCACCAGAAGCATTCAGATCACGATTCCTGTTCAAGCACGTGCAATTCGATTCAGCCATGGTCGCCAACATAGCTACCAGCGTAGCTACCAAGTTTGGTATCACTGATGCCGCCGATCTGGGTGGTCGATTCGCAATGGCAATGGAACGCAGTCGCGAGATGAAAGCCAGTGGACAACTGCTGACATCCTTGGACATCCGCAACCTTGAAACAGCTTGCACTCACAGCAGTGACAACACTGGGGCGAGCGTGCTGATGTGGATGTGTGCCAATGGTCTCGATGGTCTCAAAGCATGGGACTCAGATACTGGTGATGTCACACTGGATTCCATCAATGGTGTCGCCGAGCTAGCTACAATGCTAGCGTAGCTAATCAATTAACTAACAAATCAAAGCATATATAAAAAAAATGAAAACGATAATCAAAAAAGCAATCAGTACCTGCTCGCGTAAAATCGTAGGCAGACAGAAGGGTGGAGTGCTCACTCGCATGGTGAACGCAACTGGTAAGCGTTGCACCATCAGCATCGATGACAGTGTGCCAACAGCGTGCTGGTCATTCCAAGGCGACAAGCACGTCATCAAGGTTGGAACCAAGCTGGATACCATCTGCAACTCATCGACGAAAGCCAACGATGCCAAGCTTAAGAAGTTTGTCGAGCTGGTCATCCGACATGAGACAGAGCACGGTAGACTAACCTGCCGAGACACTGACGTAGCTGATCAACTTGAAGCACGCAACCTACCGTTTCGCCTGTGGAACCTATTCGAGGATATCCGCATCGAATACGCCAGTGCTACACGCAAAGATGGCGATGGTGCATTCAGATGGGTCAACTACCAAGATGTCGATGCGGCATATAACTCTGCATCATCATTACTATGGGCAATCAAAACCAATGAAGCTGGCATCAAGAAGCAAGCCAGTGCATATGTGCCAAAGTGGGTAGGAACTGAGAAGGTCACAGTCAAGGGTAAGGATCGCCTAACACGCTTGGTCATCCTTAAATTCTATCGCAGAGCGTGCGATGCACTGACCAGCCAATGCTTGATACCCATCGTGCAAGAATGGGTGGAGCTATTCGGTAAAGAGGTAGACCCAAAATATTCAGACTCAGTGATCAATGGTAAGTCCGACGAAAAGAAGTCCGACCAGCCAACGATCAATCCAACTGGTCTGGACAAGATGAAAGCCGAATCCCAGCACACACCCAAAGAGCAATGGTATTCCAAGGAGTTGCCTATCAATGGTCAGCAAGTTGGTCGCATCGCTCGATGCATGAAGAGCATCGTTCAGTCAGCTAAGGTCACTCGCAATCGCCTATCATGCAATGGAACACGCTTGCACGCTAATGCGGCGATGTGCGGCAGTGATCGTGCATTCATCAATCGCAAGCGTAGCAATGGCAAGCGTAGCGTGACCATGATCGTTGACATGAGTGGTTCCATGCGTGATGCATGGGCATTGCATGGTGGTCGTGAGTTCGTGCTAGCATTTCGTGAGCTAGCTAAAAGGCAGTTGATCGATCTCAACCTAATCCTGTCGTGCTCATTCAATCACAATTGCAAGAGCTATGTGGTTCGCAAGGATGATACCGACAAGTGGGTCAATGATCGCTTTCCGTCTGGCAATGGCGAGGGCATCATGGCGTGCATGAAGACGCACATCGCCAAGATCAAGGCATCCACCACAACCATTGTATTCACCGATAGCTATCTACGTGATAACGACATCGACACCAAGAGCTACCGCAACATGGGTATCAATGCTATCGCGGCTTACATCGAGCGTGAGCAATATGCTCTTGATTCGGGTCGCAAGCGGATGGATAAGCACTTCGGTCGCAGTGTGATCGCCAGTGATGCCAATGAGCTAGCTCAGCGTCTCCTCCGTGAAATCCTCAAGGACTAATCATTATGAACTACAGAACAATGGAAGTCATAACGTACATCTTGATCATGCTCACTGCCTTCGTGGTGGTGAGCAAAGGTCAAACGCCATCGGACATCGTCGCCGCCACCCTCATCTTGGAGGCTGGTGGCGAATATGCCAGCGGGTCAATGGAAGCAGTGCATGAGGTGATCATCAATCGATCACTCAAGCGTAGCTTAACGCCATGGGATGTGTGCTTGGAGTACAAGCAGTTCTCATGTTGGAATACTATGGACTTGGCTAGAGGGATAGCTATAGCCCAGAGGCATCCGAGATGGAGATCAGCCAAGGTGATCGTCGCATCCGATGTGACGAACCACACACTGGGAGCAGATCACTACCATGCAAATTACTGCGAGCCCTACTGGGCAAAGCACATGACAGTGACGGTCGTTATCGGTCGCCACATTTTCTACAGATAGATAGCTAGCTAGCTAGCTACAATACCAAACTGTTTGCGGATCAGTAAAACCGCCTTTAATAAAATGGAAACCACAATCGAAAAAAACCAATACGGTCAATTCAGCGTTTATCAATTCGGGGAATACCCGAGGGGGTCAGTGCTTGAGGGTCAGACTATGAAGCAATTCATGGATATGTATGACACTGTTGAACAAGCAAAGGCAGCTTATCCCCAAGCTGAAGAAGGCTACAGGGATGCTCACAATCACTTCGACCACCTACCAGACAATGGTGATAGTTGGTAGTAGCTAGCTAGCTACAATACCAAACTGTTTCCAAAATGGAAATAGCTCACCAATTAACCAACACCAACCAATAAAAAACTATGACCAATAAAAATGCTATCAGAAACTTCCTCTTTTGTGCTCGCATACTGCGAGCCGAGGGCAAGGGACTCACAGTTAATCGCAGTCGCTACGGCGGATGCACAGAGCTGCGAGCCAAGCAGCACGGGACTACAGACAGCGTAGTTCTTTATATGGGCGTACGTGGCGACATCAGTTGCTCCGTAGCCTTCACCCGATAACCAACCAACCAAATAAATACCATGACAAATATAGACGGAATCAAGCTCCTGCACGTTGACATAAACTTCAACCTAAAGGACGTATCAAAGGCTGACTTAAACCTAGGTGGACTACACCTAGAGCACAAACCAAGTGGTCGATCATATGTGATTGATCCTACCAGTGTAATTCAACCGCTCAACGATGATAACAAGAATGTCATTAGACTTCTTTTTGATGAAGACGCACCCGACACGGAAACCTTCAGTGAGTGCAAATTCGATCTAACTGCCGCAGACCTGTTCGACCAGACAACCTTCATCGAACTCTGGATGGAAGGGATTGACTGCTGGCACGAGGACGGCTTCATGCACATATCTCGCATCACCCTGTCTGTTGAGGACAATGACGGCTATATACACGAAATACCCGTCAACTAACCAACACCAACCAACCAACCAAATCAATACCATGAATAAAATACAAGCATATGTAAGAGCATCAAAATTCTACCTAACCGAAGAGCTACCATTGGACTTTTTCGAGCTAGACGAGCAAGAAGTGACGGACTTCATCCGAGACAACAGGTGGGAACCATTTGAAGAGTGGGAGCCACACGGCATCTGGGAGCTCATCGAAGACTTGGCGATAGATATGCTGAAGATTCAGCTAGCTACCGTAGCTACGCTCAAGGAGCCTGAGCCCAAGGAGCCTGAGCCCAAGTGCTGCCAGCTTTGCAATAGCGATGACGTATTCCGCACTGGACTATGTTACTATTGCTGGAACGATCAGTATTCAGACAGAGCACGATGGTAAACATCAATACTCAGCTCGCATCCTTCGGGGTGCGGGCTTTTTTTTGTGCCAAAAATTTCCTTCGGACGGCACTGCACTACTATGGACAAAGTCCGATCCTAACATTTTATAAAAAAACATTTGACACCCTATTACATATCTGCAATCTCATGCACTGAAGGGGGTGAAAGGGTTTCGATCCTAGATTATCTAGGACACGGGGGTTCAACTCCTCCCACCTCCACCATAACCAACCAACCAATAAAAATATGATACACGAAAAAACACACGGGGTATTCCACCACCCAGAAACAATTGTAATTGCAATTGGAAAAAATAACTGCATCAAAGAGCAATACTTTGGTCATCTATTGCAGGGCGAAAAGTATATCCTTAGGGATGAGCTACGAGAGAAACTTGAACCCGAAGAGATTGAAACTCCCAAGGAGCGAAGCAAGTCTGACATTCTGGACTTCATGATCAATGAAAACATCTCTTGGGATATCATTGGTCATCCATCAGAGGGCGATGCGGTTGTAGAGTTCTACAACGATGCAACGTCATTGATTATCTCATCCTACCCATACGAGGACAGGCGGTCAGTGCTTGAGGGTCTTGAGTTCATCATGGACATGAAGGAGTTATTGGGATAATTACCATGCTTGCATTCGAGGAAGACCACGCTGCAAAGTATGGACTTAAGGAGGCAATAATTCTGCATAAAATTATCTACTACGTTCTACTGAACGAAAAAGATGGAAGAAACTATCACAAGGGAAAACATTGGACGTTCAACTCCAGAGAGGGTTGGCGTTCAATCTTTCCATTCTTCTCCGATATGCAGATATGGAGAACCCTTAAGAACCTTGAGAAGCAATCCGTATTGGTTAGCGACTCATTTAATCGAATGGCTTACGACAAAACTCGTTGGTATAGCCTTTCTACTAGCATACTGAATGAAGTGAAGCAGGATAAGAGATGGACAAAAGCCGTTTACAAATCTGTAAAAGCCAGTAACAAAACTGCAACAACCCATAACAAAACTGCAACACCAATACCAGTATACAATAATAATACAATAAATATAGCACCCTTCTAATTATGAGCCATTTCTACAACTGCGACAACGAACCCTTTCTAACGAAAGCTGCAACACCATCACAAGCCAAGAAAATCGGTGCTTATCCATCGGTGACAACTGTCATGGGTATTATCAAGGATCCATTTTTGGATGGCATCTGGTCTCCAGAGCAATACATTAAGCTAGCTAGGGAATTTCCCGATGCTAGTCAGCGAGAGATTGAAACACGTAAGTATGGTATGCGTATTTCTCCCATTGACGGTGAAGAGATAACATCCTCTGAGTTCGGGACAACCGTTCATGGTCGATTGGAGGATCACACGAATGCTATCATAGCTAACAAGAAACCCAAGATGGACTCCGAGTGGGATGAGTGGGCTGAACCCTTCATCAAATATATTAACGACGAACGAATCGAACCCGTAGCCAGTGAGTTAATTACTTGGGACGAAGAGATCAAGGTTGCTGGCTCAGTGGACTTCATTGGCAAGCTAACTGATGGTAAGTATTTCATGGCTGACTACAAGTGCCGTGACTGCAAGGGTCGCGGTGGTAAATTCTACGAAAAGAAGGACTGCACTCAGCTAGCTATCGAGAGTTGGATGCTAGCTAGGATGTGGGACTTAGAATATCTACCTACAATCATGAGCGTGTGCGTGGATATTAGATCCAAGAAGCATTATCACAAGGAGTGGACTTGGAAGCAAATGCAGAAGGGCATTGAACGCTTCAAGCTAACCTCCGAATTATATTGGATGGACTTCA